CGTTTTTCTTTTGACATATTTTCTCCTTTATCATTTCTAAATTCTTTATATACCTTTCTATAAAAAGGTCAAGTCTACGATACGGTTACATCAGCTAAAGTGTTATCTACTGTCCATTCCTCTGTTCCTGTGGTTGGAGAGCCTCCTGCTGCAAAAGCAGAAACTGAGCTTTGTGTCGAAGGAGCAAATCTAGTTTTTGCTGTTGCTAAATCATTTACTTCAGTAAAACTTGAACCATTCCAAGATTCAGTTTTTGCATGTGATCCTCCACCAAAAGCTATGGCACCTGAAGCAACACCTGATCCACTTAATCCTGATCTTGCTGTGTTTAAATCACCAACTTCAGTCCATGAGGATCCATCCCAAGACTCATTATTTGCTACATCTGATGGTGTGTACCCTCCAAAATATAAACCTGAAGAATTAGAAGAACCCGCCGCTCCTCCATCTGCTCTTGACGTATTTAATTCAGCTATTTCCGTCCAAGAAGAACCATTCCAAGATTCTATAGATGTAGATATAGGTGGAACAAATCCTCCACATAAAACAGAAGATGTATAAGTTCCAAAAGCACTTGCATTAAATCTCGCTGTGTTTAAATCGTTTACTTCTGTCCAAGTGCTTCCATTCCATGATTCAGTATTTGCAATTGAAGTTGTTGTATATCCACCAATAAATAAAGATACAGGGGCTGTAGTTCCTACACCAGCTCCATCATATCTTGCAGTATTTACATCTGTAATTTCAGTCCAAGAAGAACCATTATATTGTTCAACATTAGATATAGGTGAAGGCACTGGATCGCCACTAATTGCTAAACCTGATGTTAATGTTCCGCTACCTGCAGCTCCAACTGCTCTAGCTGTATTTAAATTACCACCAGTTGCCCATGTCGCTGCTGGTATCCCAGCCGCTTTTCCAAAACCTTTTAACGTTGTGCCTCCAGATAAAAATATAGATCCTTCTGTTAAAATAGCTGCTGTCACTGGTGCAACCGAAAATTCTTCTGTACCAGTTACTACACCTGGTCCTCCACCCGTTGTGCTTCCTGTAGCTGCGATTGCTGCAGCTGATGTGCCTGATCCTCCAGCTCCTTCACGAGCTGATGATGCATCTGCAATCTCAGTCCAAGAAGTGCCATCAAAATGTTCTGTTTTACCTGTTGCAGGAGGGTTTCCACAAAAAACTAAAGTATCATTGTAAGGACTAGATGCAGCAGAATTAGTCGATGAGGCACTACCTCTTGCTGTATTTAAATCTGCAACTTCCGTCCATGCTGAACCATTCCACTGTTCTGCGTTTGCAAATGCAGGATTTTTTCCTCCACTAATCATACCTGCTGTTGAACTTCCTGAACCTGTCGATGCGTATCTACCAGTATTTACCTCAGCGACCTCTGTCCAAGAACTTCCATTCCAAGTCATTACTTGATTATCATTATAAGGAGAACCACCTGGACCCGAACCTGCTGCACTTACCGCTGCAGCTGTAGTTCCAAAACAACCATTATTAGATGTGTTTGTAGTTAAATCTCCAGTCTCTGTCCAATTGGTTCCGTCCCATATTTCAACATTAGCTACAGGAGCTGTGGTGTAACCACCTATTAATAAAGCGGCAGTGTAAGTTCCAGCAGCTTGTTGATTACTTCTAGCCGTATTAACTTCGTTAACTTCTGTCCAACTAGATCCATTATATTGTTCTGTTGTGTCGGAATTACTTCCTGTGCTACCTGCTGCTATTAAAGCTGCAGTTTGCAATCCAACACTACCCATTGCGTATCTACCTGTATTTACATTTCCACCACTAGCCCACGATCCACCTGCTACTCCTCCAACAACTGGATCGCTGTCTAGTGTTTGTATTGTTACGCCTTTTATTTCCTTATACGTTGCCATAATTAACTCGCTGTAATTGTTTTGTTAGCTAGTGGAGCTGTCCATTGTTCCGTATCTGTGTATCTAGTTGTCCCTGGTCCATTTCCACCAAAAGCAAGAGCACTTGTTGCACCTGTGCCTGAACCAGAAGGTGTTACTCTAGCTTGTGCTAAATTATTTTGTTCTGTCCAACTTGTTCCATTCCAAGTTTCTGTATCCGCTATTGTAGGAGAACCACTTTTTTGTCCACCAAATACTATTGCGTTAGTGCTAGTTCCAGCTACAGAAGCACCTAAACCATATTTAGCTGCATTTAAATCAGCAACCTCTGTCCAGCTTGATCCGTCCCAAATTTCTACTTCATCATCATAATTAGATCCATATCCACCTGCACATAATGCATCTGTATTGCTTTGACCCACACCAGCCACAGCAGCATATCTTGGAGTATTTAAATCATTTACTTCAGTCCACGAAGTTCCATCCCAAGATTCTGTTTTACCAGTGTATCCAGAGGGTGGCGCTAGATTACCTCCAAAAATTAATGCACTTGTTGATGATCCTGATGAACCTGCTGAACTACGAGCAGTATTTAAATTGTTAACTTCAGTCCAAGACGAACCATTCCATGATTCTGTATCAGCAGTTTTTGCAGGTGCACCTGGTGCAATAGAACCTCCAGCAGCTAAAGCAGCTGAACTCGACAAACCTAATCCTGTAGAACAATTTCCTCTAGATGTGCTCATGTCATTAACTTCTGTCCATGCTGATCCATTCCAAGACTCAGTTATATCTGTGTGAGGTGAAGATGATGGTCGTCCACCAAAACATAAAGCATCAGCTGCAGTTCCAGATGCTCCATTTTCACTTCTACCTGTATTTAAACCAGCAACACTGGCCCATGTTCCAGCGGGTACGTCTTTTATTGTTTCTTTAAAAGTGTTTGTTGTTGAATTAAAAAATAATTGTCCCTCAGTAATTTTCTTTAGTGTTGTTGGTGTGGCTGTTGTTGTCCACTCCTCTGTAGCAGATAATCTTGAAGATGGTGGTCCAGCTCCACCAAAAGCTAAAGCATTTGTCGAAATACCACTTCCACCTACTCCCCATCTAGCAGTTCCTAAGTCATTTACTTCTGTCCAACTTGAACCATCCCATGATTCAGTATTACCAACTACAGTTGAATTATCAGGAGAACCACCAAACATTAATGTGGTAGACACTCCTCCATAATTAGATGCTGCTTGTCTTGCTCTAGCAGTATTTACATCTGCAATTTCTGTCCATGACGAACCATTATATTGTTCTACTAAAGGCGACGCACTAATACTAGGAGTCCAGTTAAAACCTGAAAGACAAAGCGCTGCAGTATTAGTTGTTCCTGAACCTGCACCATAAGAACGAGAAGTATTTAAATCTGCTACCTCAGTCCAATTCGTGCCGTCCCAAGATTCTGTTAAAGCTGATTTATTAGATGCTCCTTCATCACCACCATAAACTAAACCTGACGTTGATGCACCTGACGAGTTCATATAAACTGATGCTTGAGGTGATGTTGAACCTCTTGTTAAATCATTTACTTCAGTCCAAGTGCTACCATTCCAAAGTTCAGTTTTAGTAGTAACAGGAGGAGTTCCACCTATTGCAAGTGCTGCAGTAGAACTTCCAAATCCAGTTAAATAATATCTTGCAGTATTTACTTCGGCAACTTCAGTCCAACTCGTTCCATCATATTGTTCTACATTATTTACATGAGTTGAACCATTGTAACCAGCAGACGCAAGAGCTGCAGTATGAACTGTTCCTGCAGAAGCAAAAAGCTCTCTAGCTGTGTTCATATTACCACCAGCTGACCAAGATCCTGTATCTGCTACGGACGCAGCTGTATCGCTAGATAGTGTTTGAACTGTAAATCCTTTTATATCCGAATAATTTGCCATAGGCTAAAGACTATGGAAGATTATATACTACTGGTCTTGGGTTCGTATCGGTTTTTTCTTCATCTGGCAATGCATCCCAAGCAGCTTGTGCCGCTTCGATTTCACCAGTAACAATAGCTTGTGCTTCTTCTTTTGTCTTAATAGCACCAGCTACTTTACTGATCCATTGATCACCGTAAAGATTATCGCCTACAACCCATACTTCGCCAGGATGACCTGATAGGTGAAACTGTCTTCTCTCTTCGTGAGTGAAAAAGTTTTTACCCCAGTTAGTCGCTGTACAGTATTTATATGCCATAGTTGCTTCCTCCTTTTGCTTGTTTATAAATCATAATTAACTTGTTGTCACCGTTTTAATTTCAAAATCAGCTGCAGTAAATTCTTCCGTGTTTGCAACATATGTTGTAGTATAACCACCAAAAACTAACGCTGATGTTTGACTATTAGATGATTGTGAATTTAAAGATCTTCTAGCAGTTGCTAAATCATTTACTTCTGTCCAACTTGTGCCATTCCACGCTTCAACATTTGCTTTTGGATGAGGTGCTCCACCAGAGGCTAATGCTAGTGTAGAAGTTCCTGCCCCTGCAATCTCTTCTCTCGCAGTGTTTAAATCTCCAACTTCTGTCCAGCTCGATCCATCCCATTGTTCTGTTTCAGCTATGGTACCTGGAGACTCTCCTCCAAAAGCTATAGCAGCCGTGTATGCTGTACCAGCACTTCCAGAATTTCTTTTTCCTTCATTAAGATCAGCGAGTTCAGTCCACGAAGATCCATTCCAATATTCATTAGTTGCCATTGGTGCAGGGGGCACTCCAGCAAAAGCAATTCCTGCTGTTGATGTTCCTGCTTGACCGCCAGCACCTTTATTCGAATTTGTTTCTGTAGTTTCTGTCCAAGAAGAACCATTCCATGATTCTACAAAACTTGAATAACCTGGAGGGTAATAACCACCAACAGCTAAAGCCGCAGTATAAACCGTGCCCATTCCTTGTATTAATCTTCTTGCTGTATTTAAATTATTTACTTCAGTCCAACTAGAACCATCATACGTTTCAGTGTTACCTGTTTCAGGTGGGGTTTGACCACCAATACATAACGCAGCTGTTTGAGTTCCTACTCCCCCTAGCTCTGATCTTGCATCATTTAAATCACCACCAGATGCCCATGTTCCAATAGACGCTCCGCCTGTGTTTATAGTTTTAAATTGTCCTGTTGTAGAATTGTAGTAAAAGTCTCCAATAATCGCGTCAGCATAATCTGCTGCTGGTGTTGTTGATGGATCTAAACCTGAGAAAGACCATTCCTCTGTATCATTATTAAATGGTGCTGAAGTTCCATCATACCCACCTGCAGTAATTGCATTTGATGCTGTACCACCATGACCCATGCTAACTCTAGATACTGCCAAATCATTAACTTCCGTCCAACTAGTTCCATCCCAAGACTCTGTTAATGTTTGTTTAGTTGGAGCGGCTCCTGTCTGTCCTCCAAAACCTAATGCTGATGTTATTATACCAACTCCCCCTAAATTTCTTCTAGCAGTATTTAAATCATTTACTTCCGTCCAACTCGATCCATTCCATGATTCTGTAGACCCCACGCTTGATGGAGTGCCACCACCGAAAGCTAATGCAGAAGTATTATCTGCCCCTGCTCCTCCGATACCCTGTCTTGCAGTATTTAAATCTCCTACCTCAGTCCACGAAGATCCATTCCATGATTCATTTACTGCAGTAACCCCTGTCCCACCAAAATATAACGCTGATGTTGATGTGCCCGCATCTCCTCCATTATATCTAGCTGAGTTTAAATCATTGACCTCAGTCCATGATGATCCATTCCAAGTTTCTGCTTCACCTTCTCCTGATGATGGTGGATTTAAACCTGCGATGGCTAATGCAGCAGTGTATGTGCCTGCACCTCCTAAATAACCTCTTCCGAGATTTAAATCGTTTACTTCAGTCCAAGAAGAACCATTGTATTGTTCTGTAAACGCTTGTGACGCTCCGTTAGGGTATCCTCCAAAAACTAATGCTGCTGTATTATTAGCTGCTGCTCCTGCTAATCCATATCTAGCATTATTTAAATTACCACCAGATGACCATACTCCTGCATAAGGGTTATCAGCCAACGCTTGTGCGTAAGGTGTTGGATCGGTTGTACGGGTTTGTACTTGAAACCCCTTTATCTCTTTATAACCAGCCATTATTATTTATCCTTTAATAGCCAACCTTCTATAATTGAAACTTCATCACCTTGTGTTGCTGATGATGGTAAAGTTACTGTAAAAGCTGCTGATGTTGTATTACAAAAATATCCTTCACCTGCTACTGCAGTAAAACCAGAAGTTTTAACAGCCTGCCATGATGTACCACCTGATACTTCAGCAAAAGATAGTTGTCCAACACCCGTTGCACCTGAACCTGATACCGAAGCTACTTTTAAAAATCTATCTGCTGTAACATTACCTGTCGGAAAAATTAAAGTATAAGATTGACCTGCTGAATGTGCAGGAGATTGTAATTTAATACCATGAGAGTTAGATTCACAATTTAATTGAACAGTTCCAGCGTTAGTGTTACCACCAATTTCAACAAGACCTGTTCCATTTGGTGTCGCTGTAATATTTCCATTTGCACCATCTGTAATCGTAATTGTCCCTGAGTTACTTCCTGAATTGGTATCTAAAACTAAATCATACGCACCACTTGAAGTTAGAGTTGCTGCTGCAGCCCCTGTTCCAATTTTAGTTTCACCAGTTCCTTTTGGAACAATAGCTACGTCTATATTAGAATCTCCTCCAGTTGCTGATAAACTAGGTGCATTACCTGTTGCAGCGTTTGTAATATCAAATTGGTTTACTGCTGAACTAGTTGTTTGAAATATTATTTGTTCGTTGCCGTTTTCATCATTAATTCCATGTGCATCATCAAATGCTATATTAAAACTATTAGTGTCTAAGTCACCACCTAATTGTGGTGATGTATCATCTACAACATCTCCACCTGTTTGAATTTCTACTATGTTTGGATTTGTTGAATCATCTGCTGTCGCTTGAACAATAGCAGTTTTTTTATTTGTTGCTGAAAAAGTAAATGTGGATCCTGAACCAGAAGCATATTTAAACTGAACTGTGTATGCTCCTGAAGTTGAATTTTTTAAAATATAAAAAGTTTGAACATCTAAAGGGATTGTAACTATTTGATTACCTGTAATAGTACCTGTAAACTCGATCATTCTGTGAGCAAGTTCTGCATTTAAAGAACCATCACTTACGGCTAGAGCCGTAGTTTGTGCACCACCAGCAATAGACTTTTGTATATAACCACCAGTTATTTGTTCTATAAGCTGTAAATTTGTATTAGTTTTTGTACCCCATGTACCGGCGTTTTCACCAGTTGCTTGAAGTTCTACACCTAATGGTGTGTATGTTGATGCCATATTTTATCTCCTATGCAGCGTCACTATAACTTGTATTTGATCCAGATGCAACATCCGAATAAGAGTCATTCGAACCCGTTGAAACATCACTATATGACGTATTTGAACCAGTGTCAACATCGCCATAAGCAAATATATTTACGGTTCCAATACTTGTAGTTATGGATTGGCTTGGTAATCCAACAATAATATCTGTTAAAGATATAGATCCAACACTAGCGCTAAACGATTGACCTGTTAGTCCTAATGCTTCTTCAATTGTTAAAGATCCTACAGATGCTGTAGCTGATTGACCTGTTGGTTGAGCAACGGCACCACCTAATCCTATAATTGAACCTTGACTAAATGTAGCTGATACACCTGATAACTGAACTACATCATTTGGTATTGTAACACTACCAAGACTAGCACTAAATGATTGACCTGTTAGTGTTGCTTCTTGTGAAGAAATACCTTGTGCAGTTCCTTGTGCAGAGGTGATTGATAAACCAGAAACAATTGCTGTTTCATTTGGTGCTTTTGCAGTTCCTTGACTTGCAGTAAATGATTGTCCTGATAGACCAACGGTCATATCATTAACTGTTACAGATCCAATAGAACTTGTTGCAGATTGACCAGTTAATCCTACCTGCATATCCACTACAGATACCGAACCAATCGAGAATGTTGCTGATATTCCCTCTACTATAACAGGAATGAAAGCTTCACCTTGTGATGATGTTATTTCAAAACTTGTAGGTGTAATTATTTGATCAGGTACATCTACTGAACCAACACTAGATGTAATGGATAAACCTGTTGGAAGTGCGATAGCATCTTTAAGTTCTCCCCATTCACCATCACTCCAAGCTTGTGCGCCCCAACCTGTTTTTAAAGTTACGGCTTCATTCCAGTTGGCTTGGCCCCAGGTGAACCGGCCCCATCCTGAAGATACCGACATGGTCGGCCTCCTATGCTAATCTGATGATCGCGTTACTTGCGTCTGCTGCTGGAAACTCAATTTTAAAAGTTCCATTACTAGCTGTTTTGTCACCGCCAAATGCAATTACACAAACAGCATCAGTTGTGCTTGAACCACCATCTGTTGTTGTATTGTAAATTAATGCACCATTTGCAGTGAAAGATGCAGATGAATAAGTGACATCTGAAAAATCTGTAAATGCTGTTGTTGAAGATAAAGACACACCAGAGTTTGTAAGAGTTGCTCCACCTGCAGTGTATGCAGAACCTGATGTATTAGTAATTTCTTCTGAAGTTGAATAGTCTGTTGTAGCAGCACCTAAACTTGCATCACTATCAAATAATGCAATCTTAAAAGTGTGACCACCTGAAGATTCAAAACTATGTTTGCCTTGTAAAAGCTCTTGTTTAAAGCTTGAACATATTGCTGATGATATTGCCATAACTTATTCTCCTATGGGTTTGCTGATTTTATTGGTATTCGAACAGCGCCATCAGTGTAGTCGTCTCTTCGTCTTCTACCAACTTGCTCATTAGCAAACTTCTGTACCTCTTGTTTATATTTATTTTCATATAAAGTCAACATATCAATCGGCCCTTTTAAAAATCCATATGCCTCTGATAAACAACAATATAATAGTCCATTTGAAAAATTCATACTAATATAATTAACACCATCACCCTCTAAAAGATCAGGCATTTTATTAAAATGCACTCTAAATCTATATGTTGTATTAGGCACTGGAGCAAAAGCTATACGTCCTGATGTTGTATCAGACTCTCCTGTACCACCACCAAACATAGCATAATATTTAGGTTGACCTTGAGCTGCTGATGTGCCTGTTACATCTTGATACTCTTGTAAGTATGTATAATCTTTTTTCTCCAACCATCTGTTAGCTCCTGTAGTTTCTGATCCTGCAGTATCATAAACTTGTATACCTCGTATAAATAATGATCCTGCAGGAGCATTTATAGATTCTTGTCCAGCAACTAAATTACCTAGTTGTTGTTTTCTATCTGCATCAATAGGCACATCTCTAAAAATTCTATATTGTGCATTTAAAATAATATTTTCTAAAACAGCATCTGTTAAAACATTTGAATCTGTTTCAGTATAACTTCTAATCTGTGTTTTTAATCCTGATGCACTTAATCCAGCCATTATCTTCTTATCTCCCTACAAATTAAACAACTAATTGTATAACTAGTATGTTGCCAACACATTTGTTTTTTTAAAAGTCTATACCAAAAAATTTTTATTTTATTTATCATGCCTCTAAAGTTACTGGTCCTGCAGACACAGTAGGTCCTCCTCCTTCTTCTGTTATACTTGCTGTTGTTCCTAAACTAAAAGTATATTTATTTGTTGTAGTAACTGTTATACTAAATCCAGATGAATTTTCATAGGTAGAAAAAGGCACCCCTCCCGGACTTCCTTGAACATTTCTAAATCTAATTGTATTACCACTTGATCTTCCATGATTATTTTCAGTAACCGTAATTATTTGAGATGAGGCTGTAGTTGAAAAAGGATTATTACCTAACATTGCTGCAACTGAGGGTTCAACTCTTCCAGGTCTGACATTACGTAAAGATATAGAATCACCATTCATAGGTTTTGGTTCTAATTGTGGTTGTTTAGGTTCGAACTCAGAAACATGAACAAAAGCACCATTCCATTCTCTAACCATTTCTCTGTATGGAAATTCCATACCTGATCTATCAGATATTGCTTTTGCGTATTTTCCTGTTGCGTATTTTGCCATTATGCTCCTGGGTAATAAGCTTTTGGTGTTATATATGTACTAGAAGCAGAACCATCTTCTGCTAATGCTCTTGCTAATTCATCTTCATAATACAATTTCATTTGTTGAGTTAATTGTGGTTGAAATTTTTGTGCAAGATAGAATGCTAAACCTGCTGTCATACAAGGCACAAATCTAAATGGTACGTCTGTTGCATTTGTATAATCACCAACATCTTGTATTCTTTTTATATAATAAAAATGCATATCTTTAGATGCATTAGAAGAGTCAGGTGTTGGATAAACATGCACTCTAACCTTATCAATAAATCTTTCTACCCAATATTGATTAGGTGTGCCCTTGGATAATTTATTAGAAAATCCTGCATAAGTAGATCTATCTACTTTAGTCATTGGGCTATCTGATTGTGTTGTTTGAGTTCTATTAGATCTTAACTGCGCTTCAAGGACATCGGATATCCCATATATACCATTTGGATTTGATGTAGCACTTGTACCATCATCACTAGATCTAAAAAAATCGTATTCTGCTTGTCCCTCAATTAAATCTAAATCAAGTTCGTCTATCTCCCAATAATGAATACCTCGGTTTCCCCATTCTTGAAATAAAATATTAAGAGATCGTCTTGCAGATTTAAGTTGATAACCTGCAACGTTTTGTAATCCAATACGTTCAAAAGCGTCTTCTACTATTTCATCAATAGCAAAAGTTTTGTCGAACGTTGTTGTCCCCGAAGTAGTATTAGCCATTTAAACTCCTACGATTCGTAAACTTTAATCCATTCACAAACA